AAAGTGATGTCATTACAAATTATTTTAGGTCCTATGTTTTCAGGTAAATCAACTTTTATTATTAGAAATTATGATTTATATAAAAATAAAATTAAAACATTAATAATTAACTATAAACAAGATAATAGATATGATAATGGTAATTATATATGTTCACATAATAATGAAAAAAGAATTGCTAAAAAATTAGATAATTTATTTGATTTAGATGATTATAATTATGATTATTTTTTAATAGATGAGGCACATTTTTTTAATGATTTAAAACCATTTGTTATGAAATTATTAAATATGAATAAAAAAATAACTTTAGTTGGATTAAATGGTGATATAAATGGAAATATTTTTACAAATTTAGTATCACTTATACCATATTGTGATGGATTAAAATATTTAACTTCATTATGTAGCTTATGTAAAGATGATAATAAAGGTTTTTTACATATAAAAATAAAAAAAGATATTAATGATAAAAAAGATGAATTTAAACAAATAGGAAGTTCAGAAACATATAAAACGGTATGTAAAAAACATTATGATTTACATAATTTAAAATAAAATTTAAATATAAATATATAAATTAATATGAATAAATTAATAAAAAAAATATTAGAAGAAAAAATTTTAGAATCTAAAAATGATAAGTCAATTTCATCATATATTTTAAGTTTTATAGAAGAAAAATGTGAAAAATGTCATGAAAAAAATAAAGAACTAAGATATGTTATTTCATTTTTAGATGGACCAAAAAATTATTATTTTGAAAATTTATCAAATGGAAAAATGAAATTTAAAAAGTTTTGTAATAAATGTATAAATTCAAAATCAACTTCTGTAAAAATATATGTTGAGATATAATATATATAATGCCAGAAGGACCAGAAGTAAGAATAATGACTGAAGATAATAATATGACATATGATATATTATACAATATAAAATTTTATAAAAGAAGTAAAATAAATAAAAAAAATATTAAAAATTTTAGTAAGATTAAATATCCACAAGAAATAAAAAAACATTATAACATAGGAAAAGAAATATTTATAGTATTAGAAAAATATATAATTATAATAAATTTAGGTTTTGGGAAATATGATAACTATAAAAATAAATATACAATAATTGAATTTGAATTATTAAATAATAAGAAAACTTATATAAATGATATGAGAAAATTTAGTTCATTTGATATAATAAAAAAAGAAGAATTTAATAATTATATAAATAATTTAGGTTATGATCCATTACATCATAATATAAATTTTGAAAAATTTTATAATAATTATATATTAAAATATAATTCAAAACAAGATATTTATAAAAAACTATTAGATCAAAGAATATTTGCAGGTTGTGGTAATTATATAAGATGTGAATTAATATATGATAGTAAAGTTGATCCATTTTGTGATTATAATAAAATAACAAAAAGAAATTGGAAAAGAATATTTAAATCATATAATAAAATAGTAAAAAAAAGTTATAAATTACAGAATAATTTTAGTAGTATTATATTTAATGTATATAGAAGAGTAGATAAAAATGATGTAATAAATATAAAGGATAATAATAGAACATTTTGGTATTCAACATCAATAAAATATTACAAATGTTAAAATTGATTTTATAATATATAGTAAATAAATTATGGATAATGATTTACTATTTAAAAGAATAGAAGAATTACAAAAAGAGATAAATGAAACTAATAGTACATTAGATAAGAAAAAAGTTTTAATAAAGTATCCAGAATTAAAAGAAGTATTAAAATATACATATGATGATAATATTATATATAGTGTTACATCAAAAAATTATAATAAATTTAAATTAAATAATAAGAAAACCAAAATATCAATTATTTTACCATATAAAAGTTTTTTTAAATTATTAGATGATCTAAGTAAAAGAAAAATTACAGGAGATAATGCATTATTATATATATATAATTATATCAAAGAACATAAATCATATGAAAATATTATATTGAATATAATAGATAAGAACTTAAAAATAAGAATTAATAAGAAATTAATAAATAGTATATTTCCGAATTTAATAAAAGAATTCAATGTTGCACTTGCAAATAAATTTGATAAAAAGTATATAGAAAAAAAAGATACAGAATGGTATATTAGTAGAAAATTAGATGGAATAAGATGTTTATGTCATGTAAATATTAAACAGAATGAAATAAAATTTTATTCAAGACAAGGGAAAGAATTTTATACATTAAATAATTTAAAAAAAGATATAATGAATAATATAAATATATTTGAAGAGAATTATTATTTAGATGGAGAAATAGTAGATATGAAGAATGATACTGAAAACTTTAAGGGGATAATGGAAAAAATAAGAAAGAAAAATTATACGATAGAAAAACCTGTATATTATTGTTTTGATATAATAAAGGAGGAAGATTTTTATAATAAAAAATCGAATGAAATATTTACAGAAAGATATAATTTATTAAAAAAAATATTAAGTAATAAATTTAAGTATATGAAATTATTAGAACAATATAATTACAATGAAGAAAAAATGAATGAAATGATAGAATCAAGTAAAGAACAAAAATGGGAAGGATTGATATTAAGAAATAATACAATATATGAAGGGAAAAGAAGTAATAATTTACTAAAATTTAAAGATATGGAAGATGATGAATTTAAGGTAATTGATATAGAGATAGGAAAAATTAGATATATTAATCCAGTTACTGGATTAGATGAAGAAATTGAAACCTTAACTGCAGTTATAATTAATTATAATAATACGAAAGTTGGATCAGGTTTTACGATAAGTGAAAGAATGAAATATTATAATAATAAAGAAGATATTTTAGGTAAAATTATAACAGTAAAATATTTTGAAAAAACAAAAGAATCATTGAGATTTCCAGTATATAAAGGAATATATGGAGAAAAAAGAGATATTTAAATCGTAATTTTATTATTTTTATCAACATTATAATCAGTTTTACAATATGGACATAAATCACTAAAAATAAATGCACTGTTAACGCATTCAAAATGAAATAAATGACCACAAAGAGTTAAAAAAAGTTCATCTTTAGAAGTAAAATCATCTAAACATATAGGACAAGAAGAATTATTTTCAATAAGATGTTTTATATAAATAATTTTAATATGTTTTGGAATATCGTATTTATCATAAAGATTTTTTAAATAATTATTTTCATTTAATAATTCTTGATATAAATTATTATATACATTATATCTTCGTAGATTAATAGAGTTATTTAGAGTAGAAAAAATAAAAAAATAAATAGATATTGATAAAGAAATTAAAAAGTTAATATAATTATATCTATCATGATAATTATAATAATAGTTGTCAAAAATACAATATACATTTATTAGGAAAATAAAAAAATGATAAAAAACCATATTATATATTTTAATAATATTTTTTATATATATATTATGAATAATAAAGACAAAATAATATTTTATAGTGTAATGATTTTATTTTTTTCATTAATAATAATAAATAATAATCGTTTTTATAAAAAATTAAATAAAGAAATAAGAAAAAATGTGAAACATCATAAAAGAATAAATGGATTAAAAGAGAATAGAGATATATTAAAAGAAGAAAGAGAAATTTATAGAAGAAGAGTAGAAGATAAGACAGAAGAACCAAATAGAGATTATGTAAATACAAGAGGTTTACCAATAAATATAAGAACAAGAGGAAGAGAATTACCATATCAAATGATAGGATTTTTATATAGAGATGAGACAGATCAAAATTATAATAAAGATGATGTGAATAGATTAATATTATTTGGTAGACCACAATGGTCTGGATCGAATAAATTTGATTACTATGTAACAACATCAGAAAATAATTCAATAAAAATACCAATAGAAGATGACAATGATGAATTATTTGATGGAGATAAATTACAAGTAACTGGTTTTAGTGGGACATTTAATGTAAAAGTGTATGATTATAAAGAATACAAATATATCCCATATGTTTATTAAATTGATTTAAAAAAATATTCATATAGTAATATATAATTACAATATGAATAATAATTTTTTATTAGATAGAGAATTTTTTAATATAAATACGAGATGTGATAAAGAAAAGAAAGAAGAAAAGAAAGAAGAAAATAAAAAATATAAAAAACAAGAGAATAATATACCATTTTTAGATCATGGAAGATTTAATGATTTATATAAGGATAAGGATAAAGATAAAGAAGTAAAAAAGTATAATTTTAGTAAAGAAGAACAATATAGTAAAATAAATAATTATCAATTTAATGATTATCAAACACAATATAAAAATATGATAAATGTAGATAGAATTGGATTTAATAATAATAATAAAGAACAAAAATATTATAGTCCTTATGATAGAAATATACATATAGAAAAAAAAAATATAAATGGTTTAGACTTTATAGATAAAACAAAAAAAAATGATTATTATAAGAATATAAATTTAAAAAAATTTAATCCAGATATAAATTACAAAGATTTTATTTAAAACTACGACGTTTTTTTAAAAGTTCAATAAATATAATTCTATTAATATATGAATCAATATTATATTTTTTTTTTTTAGTTTTTTTTAGACGGAAACTATCAATATATTCTTTACTTTTAATTATATTAAAAAATTTTTTTTTAATAATATAAACATTATAATTTCTATTAGTTTTATTTAATACATAAGTATATTTATATTTTTCATCAATTGTAAAAATTTTTTTATTATACATCATAAAGTATTTATAATGTATAATAAATTTTAATTTATTTATTAATTACATTCATATTTTCATTTATAATAAATTGTGTATTTACGTTCATTGATTGTATTTCCATAAATAAAAGTTTAGTTGAATATGGTAAATTAATTTTTGAAAAATAACTTTTATTATCACATTTTCTACATTCATAAATATTTTTTTGTTCATTGTATATACTAATTATACCACATTTATTACAAATATAAACTTCAAAACTATCAGAACAATCAAATGTTTTTTCTTTTAAGAAATATGCAGCACCATGAGATAATATACAATCTGTTTCCATTTCACCAAGACGTAAACCACCATCTCTTGATCTACCTTCTGCTGGTTGTCTTGTTAAAATCTGATTTGGACCACGAGAACGAGCGTGAATTTTATCTTTAACCATATGTTTTAAACGTTGATAAAATGTAGGACCAATAAATATTTTTGATTTAATTTTTTCACCAGTTTCTCCATTATATAGAGTTTCATAACCTTTATTTTCAAAACCTAAATTATCTAATTCATTCATTAAATTATCTGTATTTACATTTTCAAATGGAGTACCATCAAAATATTTTCCTTTACATGAACCAATTTTTCCCATAATACATTCAATTAATTGTGCAATTGTCATACGACTTGGAATGCAATTATGTGATATAAAGGAATTTGCAATAAAACTATGATTATTAGATATTGTTGTAAAATCATAAACATATTCTTTTTCAATTTCTTCAATTGATTCAATAAATGTAGTATTTTTGCAAAATAATTTTTTAAAATGTTCATATGATATCTTAAAATTATTCATCCTACATTTTAAATATTCTATTGCAATACCACTTTCTCTTCTTTTATGATGACAATATGTATAATCTATATAATCTACATAATTATTAATATTTTGATAATCAGTCTTAAAATATAATTTTAAATCTATTTTTTCCAAAGTTTTAGTTTTATATTTTTGAATTGTTGTTTCAATATTAAACTCTTTAAATAATATTTGCATTTTTTGTAAATAATTAATATGACTTTCTAAAATATTTTTTTCACTATTACTTCTCATATTAGTTGGTTTTATTCTTATTTGTTGTTGAATTGTTTTAACATTAATACTTACTTTAGAACCATCACCTCCTTGATAACCAGATAAAAAGTTTCTTTTTATATTTTTTGATGAATTCATTATCCATTCTGGAAAATTACGTAAACTATTTGTTTTATTACCTAATTGTGCACCTAATAATACTAAAATATATCCAAGGCAAGATTCAACTTCAATATGATATACATTTTTTTCTCTTCTATATTTTGTTGTTCTAAAACCTAGATAATGAACATCTTTCATTAATTCATTACAATCTTCTATTTCACCTAAATTAAAAATAGTTCTATATGATTTTTCACTTCTTTTACAAATATGACCATCTGATTCTAATGAACCTAATAATTTAACTAATATTCTCAATTGAGTTTCATTAAGAATATTTGAAAAATTTATTTTATTTAATTTTTTTTCAAAATATGGTTCAAAATTTAATTTTAGAATGGTTTCATTTGTATCATTTAATGGTTTAATTGTATGTTTTATAAAAATTTTATCTTGATAAGGTATAATATCTTTTGTTTCTTTCCAAATATTTTCTTTACCATCAAATATTAAAAATTTATGGTCTTCGGTACATTTAACTTCTCTTCCACTTATTGTTTTTAATTTATACATTTTATTTTTAGGAAAAATTTTAAATCCATCTTTATACTTTGTTATTTCTTTTTCTAATGTTTTTGGATTTATTGTTTCAATTTCTAAATCTTGATTATAAATATCTTTAATATATTTTACTTCACCATTACTCATTTTAATTAATGTATCACCACTTAAACAATGTGGATTGATGATGACATCTGGGATTATTCCATCTTCTGTAAATGGCATATCTTCTTCGTCTAAAATTAAACCTATTGTTCCTTTTTGACCATGACGACTACTCATTTTATCAGCCATTTCCATAGAACGTGTTGATCTTACTTTAACATTTGCAATACGATAACCATCACTATTATATTCTAATTTAACTTTATCTACAATACCATCTTCATTATGTCTCAATTGAACACTTGTATCTTTATATTTTATATTTTTTTTTGTAGAAAATTGTTTATCGGTAATAGGTGTTATTTTTCCAATAATAATATCATTTCCTTTGACTTTACTTTCAGTTTTTATTAAACCATTTTTATCTAAGTTTTTATAACAACCTTTTCTAATTCCAATACATTTATCTCTATCGGGGATACAAAATTTTTCTTGTGCTAATGATGTCATATCTTTTTTTTCTTCTGATTTATATGTTCTGTAAAAAGTTACATTAAATAAACCTCTTTCAATTGCTCCTCTATTTACTATAACTGAATCTTCTTGATTATACCCCGTATGACAAGCAATAGCAATAACTAAATTATCACCTGCTGGTAGATCATTAAATCCAAGTAAATTACCAGATTGAGTATAAACAATTGGTCTTTGTGGGTAATGTAATATATAACTGAATGAATCCATTCTATTATTATAATTAGTTAAAGAGTAACCGATACTTTGTTTTCCCATTGCCGATTGATATGTATTTCTTGGAGATTGATTATGATCTGGGAACGGAATTAATGATGCACAAATACCTAAAATTAAACTTGGATGAATTTCACAATGTGTATATTTAACATAATCATTATTGAGATTAGTAATATTATCACAAAGCATGATATTATTTTGTTCTTCGATATCAATATATTCAATAATATTATTTAAAATTAAATCATCAAATGTAAAATTATTATTTTTAATTTTTTCTAATATTTCAGGAGTAATATTAATTTTATTATTCTCAACTACCAAAAAAGGTCTTAAAACTCTTCCTTCTTCAGTATTAATAATTAATTTATTTTCATTATAGTTAAAAATAATTGATGTAGTATATTCAATAATACCATCTTTTTTATATTGTTTAAGTTTATTATATAATTCTATACCATCATCAGTATAATAATATAATATATTATCAATTAAAATTTTAGTATATTTATTATCAATATTAGATAAATCATTGTATTTATTACATTTAAAATCATCTAAAATATAAAATAAGGAATCTTTATTGGAATTAACACTAATAATAGTACTTAATGATAAATTTTTTACTAATCCAATTTGAGCACCTTCTGGGGATTCTGCTGCACAAATATAACCGAATTGTGAATTATGTAATTTTCTTGGTAAAATCATTTTACCATTACTACCAACAGGAGCATTTAATCTTCTTAAATGAGATAATGTTGCACTATAAGTTAAACGATTAAACATTTGTGCAACACCAATTTTTTTATTATCGGAACCAACTTTTGAATTCCAATTACCTGTAGCAAGAGAATATCTTAATCCATTTTCAATAATATTTGTTTTAATATATTTATTAATTTGAATTTCTAAATTAGGATTAATTTCTTTTTGTAATGCATATTTAATAGATTTAATTGTATTATTATACAATTTTCTAAATAATTGAGTAAATAAAATACCAGATGTTTCAATTCTTTTATTTTCAAAATTATCACGATCAGTTATTTTTTTTTTCTTTAATATAATATCTAACATTTCTTTAATCATATAACCGAGATAAAAAAGTTTTTGTTCATTATTATCATACATATTTAGAACTTTTGTATCAATAATATAATCAATAGATAAAGTTTTGTTAATTAAGAATTTTTTAATATAATTTTCTGGAGTACTTTCATCTATATTTTGATAATAGTCAATAAAGGATGGTTTTAATAAATTTATATATTCAACATATTTTTCATGATTATCTTCATAATTATATAATATATATTTAATTATATCTTTATCATTCTTAACACCTAAATATTTGAATAAAACTATAACTGGAATACTATCTTTTAAATTTGAAAATGAACAATGAAAAATACATTTACCATTTAAATTCTTATCACCTAAAAATTTTAGTCTAAAAACATTTGCCATTTTACTAATTGATTTATTACATCTAACTTCACTAATATAAGAATATTTACCAGTATCCATTTTAAAATGATAGATTTTATTATCAGCCATTCTTTCTTGTGAGATTATTACTTTATCACTACCATTAATAATAAAATATCCACCAATATCATACTTACATTCGTCTACATCTTTATTATAAAAATCATTTCTTAAAATACAATATTTTGAATTTACCATTAATGGAATATTACCAACGAATACATTATTTTCTTTATTTTTTTTTATATCACTTATATTATTATCTTTGTAATAAATAGTTTCAATATCAAAATCTAAATATAATGGGATTGAGTATGTTAATTTTTTATTTCTTGCATTTTCAGGGAGTAAAATATTTTTTCTACCATCTTTATCAAAAAAAGATGGCAAACTATATTTATGATTAACTATATTAATTGTAATTATTAATTCATTATTATTATGATTTTTTTTAATTTTAATAGGATTATTATCATTAATAATATTTGTTATTTCATTATCTAAGAAATAATCATAAGATTCTATATGATGACGAATAAGATATTTTTTATCACTAGATTCTAATATTTTTGTAATAATTTTCCATATATCAGAATATTCTAACATTATTAATTTATTAAGTAATTAAAATAATAATTAATAAATTTTATTTTTAAAATTAAAGTTTTATAATATGAATATCTAATTCATTTGCCAAATTATATACAATATTATCATTTTTATAATCATTTAAATAATAAATTTTTTTTATTCCTGCAGTAATTAAACTTTTAAAACAATTTAAACATGGAAAATGTGTTATATAAGCACAAGCATCAAGTGTATTAGTATTTCTTTTTGCACAATCTAATAAACTATTTACTTCAGCATGAACAGTAAGTTGTTCATGATTATTACGAATAATACTTCTATGACTTGCATTTGGTAAATGTCCATTATAACCAGTACTGATAATTCTATTATCTTTTACTAAAATACAACCAACATGTAATCTATCACAACTAGATCTTTTAGATACTAAAGTTGCGATAGTAATAAAATAATCATTCCAATCTAATCTAAAATCTAAATTATTTATATCACCCAAAAGATTTTTAATTTTAGAGTTCATAATTAATTATATAATATTATATATTTTTATAAATTTTATTAAAATTAAAATTTATTATAAATATATTTATAATAAAAAATAACTTTTGAATCAAATTTATTAAACATTTTTTTAAAAATTTTTTAATTTTAAAAATTTTTTAATTTAATATAAAATCTTATAAATCAAAGTAATCATGACAAAATTATATCACTTGATGTCAAAAAAAGAACTTATTCAAATCTGTAAAAATGAAGGTATTACTGGTTATTCTAAATTAAAAAAAATGGAATTAGTAAAAAAAGTTAGTAATTATTTCAAAAAAATAGAAAATAAATCATATTATGAAGATGAAAATATTTTCTGTCATCCTAATCTTATTGATATAATAATGTCATATGCTAGTAATGGTGTTGAAGAACATAGACGTAATATTTTCAAAAAAGAATTTGAAAAAGATAAAATATTACTGGAAAGAGGTTTAGAAATAATTAATATTGGTAAGATTATGAATCCAGATTTAAAATATTTAAATTTCATGGAAGAATATTTAACATATAATTATTACACTAAAAATTGTTTTGGATTATATGAAAATGCAATTAGAGCACATTTACAATATAGTGATGAACTTATATCAATAATAAAAAAAAGAAGCAATATGTCATTTTATACATCTAAACATATAAATAGATTTAATAAATCACAATTATTACGAATCAAAGAAAAATATTTAATTGATGAAATTACAAAAACAATGTCTACTGATCAAATGAGAAAAATATATAATAAAATATATAATGAAATTAAAAATTAAATATTATTTTTTGATATTTATATAATGGACTTAAATATTAATATAATAATTATGTATTAATATGATATTAATATGATATTAATATTAGTTTAGAGAAAAAAAAAATATAAAAACTAAATATAAAATGATTAAAAAAAAATGCAATCAATGTAATAAAAAAATAAAATCATTATTTCCATATGAATGTAAATGTCATAATTATTATTGTATTATACATAAATATGAACATAATTGTACATATGATTATAAAAATGAATATGAAAAAATATTAAAAATAAATAATATAAAGGTAGAAGGGAAAAAATTAGAAAGAATATAAAATAAAATTTATTAATATAAAAATTTAATATTAATATGACTAAATTATTAAATGACTATAAATCAATTAATGAAATTGTAGAATATTTATTAAATAATATAAATATATTTAATCCAAGATATCAATGGGTAACTAAATCTGGAGCTGGATATGAAAAGGAGTTTTGTGAATTACTAAATTGGAAATTTGTAGATAAACGTCATTGGGATTGTGAATATAAAGATTATAAAATAGAATTAAAAAAAACAAAATCAAATGGTATTCAAATTGATGAAATAAGATATGCAGAAGAGATTGTATTAGATAATTATGAATGTAATCAAAATATTATTACAATTTTTATCGAAGTTTATCCAGATAAATCAAAAAAAAAAGGAGTTAAAAGATTATATGTTGCGAGAAATGAAGAAGTTATAAAACTACTTAATTTCCCGAATAAAGAATATTGTAAATTATTAGTTGAAAGACAACAAAATTTAAATACAAGTTTGTCATTTACTCATCGTTTAAAATATATTGATATAAAAAAATTAAGTGTATGTATTCCATTTGATAAATTAATCAAATAATTTAGATAATATTAATAAACCACCAATTGTTGACATATTAGACATAAATGGATAATATTGTCCTTTAAATGGAGGGAAATGATATAAGTAAGTAGCGACAATAACAAATATAATTAAAGAATATAATGAATATTTTGCATATTTTTTATATTTATTAAAATATTCAGAATATAAAACAATTAATGGGGCGAGTATTTCTAAAAGTATAACTAATATAATAGATAATTTTGCAAACCATAATGGTAAACTTAATAATAGTTTTTCTTGTAATTTTAATTGTAAACCAGAAGAAACATTATTAAAATTAAAAATTTTATCAAAACCAGATAAAAAAAACATTAACATTAATAAAATGATACCAAATTTTAATGACATTATATATAATATAATATTATTATTTTTTTTCTAAATATTTTTCAATACTTGAAATTGCATCTTCAAATGTTATTTCATTTTTTTGTTTATTTTTAATATTCCAATTTAATGGAATGTTTTTATTATTCCATTTAAAATATAAAGTTTTTGATTTTAATAATATAATATCTTTTTTTTGATATTTTCCTAATATTCTTGGTAATAATTTAATACAATCTTCTATTTTATGTTCATTTAATGAAATATTAGTATTTGGATTAAGATATAATGTATCTTTATTACCAATTTCACCATATACAATTCTTGGACCCCATCTTGATATAAAAGTATAAAAATTTTTATTTTTATATTCTCCGATTAAATTATTATCTTTTTTATCTTTTTTAACATTTTTTAATTCTTTTTCCATTTTTTCAATATTTGGTAATAATTTTTTATAATAATTATCAACTACATTATACCATATTTTTTCATTAGAAGAAATAGAATCTAAATCTGATTCAACATTTGATGTGAAATCATAATTCATTATTAATGGAAAATTTTCTTGTAAAAATTCTGTTACTTCAGTACCTAATTTTGTAATAACTAATTTATTTTTTTCACCATTAATTTCTTGTTTTTGATTTATTTCTGTTATATTATTATCTTTTAATAATAAATTTACAACATCTACTATTTTACCATTAATATTTTTTTTTTCAACGTAATATTTATCCTGTATATTATCAATTGTTTTTGAATATGTAGATGGTCTTCCGATACCTAAACTTTCCAATTGTTTTACTAATTTTGATTCATTATATCTTTTTCCAGATGATTTAAATTTTTTATCAGTATATATTTTTAAATATTTTAATTCATCATTATTTTTAATTTTATCAAAAAAATGAACATCTTTATTTAAATTATCAAGTGTATCATATATTATTTTATAACCTAAAAAATAATAATAATTAATTTTTTTTTTAAATATAATTTTTGTATTAGATACTTTTATATCTAATGTTTTTGAATTATATTTAGCAGGTGACATAAGACATTCAACACTTCTTTCCCATATTAATTTATATATTTTTTTTTCTTCTGGTACTTTTAAATCATGGGGGTTTTTATTAATATTTGTTGGTCTAATACATTCATGTGCTTCTTGTGAACCTTTTACTTTTTTAGAATCGAATACTCGATATTGAAAATAATCATTACCATAATTATCAATTATATATTTTTTAATCATATTTTTTGCATCATCTGACATTTTATGACTATCAGTACGAATATATGTAATTAAACCTTTTTGATATAATTTTTGTAAAATCATTGAAGTTTTTTTTACACTATAGGGAGATGATTGATTTATAGTTGATGTAATAAATGGTTTTGAAGGGTTAGTCAATTCATTTTTTTCTATAATATTAGAAATTAAAAAATTTGATTTTTTAAATTTATCAAATATTTTTTTTAATTTTTTTAAATCATTAAAAGTTTTATTATATAAAGTTTCATTAATAGTATATTTAGGATTAATAAAATTTGCATATATATCATAATGAAAATCTTCTATATTTTCATCTATTTTTTTTTCATTATCATAGATAATTTGAGTAGTTGCTGATAATACTCTTCCTGCAGAAGCACCTTTTTGAAATTGTTTAGCAGTAATTTTACTTAATTTAAAACCGATGATACGATCTAAAACTCTTCTAGCGAATTGAGAATGTACCATATTCATATCAATTTTTTGAGGATTTTCGAAAGCATTTTTTAATGCATTTTTTGTGATTTCATTAAAAATAATTCTGTTTTTTTCATCGAAATTCATTTTTAAAATTTTTGCAATATCATATCCTATTTTAGCACCTTCATAATCTAAATCTGTTGCAATTAAAACTTTGTCTACATATTTGAGACATTTTTTGATATCTGATACAACTTTTTTTTTTTTAGTATCAATTACAAAATCTGGGTTATAATTATTTTTAAAATCAATACCCATTCTTCCTACACCAGATAATGCTAATTTCATGACGTGTCCAACAGATGCTTTTACTATAAAATCATGACTTGGATATAATTCTTTTAAATACTTTTCTATTTTTTTACACTTTGATGGAGATTCTACTATAATTAAATATTTCATAATAATATATATTTAATTAATTTTTTTATAAATTTTATTTAAATTAAAAAAAAGATTTGAACATATCTAAATAACTTGGTTCAACTTGTTCTTTTTTTTCATTATTTTGTTTTTTTTGACATTCCGATTCATAAGCTTTTATTTCAGCTGGTTGTTTTTCGCATTCGCAACATTTAACATCAGCTTCAACTTTTTCTAAGTTTTGTTTCATTAATTTTTCTGCATTTTGTTGTAAATATAATCTAAATTGATTGTTATCTTTTACATTTTCATATAATACTTTTCTTGGTCTGAAATCACCCATTGGTAATTGTACAATATTATTAGAGCATTGTTTTTTTGTTGGGTTACTCATATTTTATTATATTATATATTAATATTATTTTTTTAATAAAAAAAAAAAAAA